TTATGAGTTCGGTACTAACCCATGTTCCGAAATTATCCTGCGCCCGTATCAATTCTGTAATCTTACAGAGGTGGTTGCACGGAAACATGATGATGATAATGCTCTGCAGCGAAAGGTCAGACTCGCCTCTATTCTGGGTACCTTTCAGTCCACACTGACGGACTTCCCGTATCTACGTAAGGTGTGGCAGAAGAACACGGAAGAAGAGCGTCTGCTAGGTGTGTCCATCACTGGTATCCTAGACTGCCCTCTGCTGAACGACATTAATGACGAAGGTCTGTCATCACGGCTAGATGCCCTACGTGAAGCCTCTGTCGTTACTAATAAGGAGTTTGCTGATGAGCTTGGTATCCCTCAGTCTGCTGCGATTACTTGCGTTAAGCCTAGCGGGACTGTTAGCCAGCTTGTTGATAGTGCCTCTGGCATCCATGCTCGTCATAGTGAGTTTTATATTCGACGGGTACGCAATGATAACAAAGACCCTATCACGCAGTTCCTCAAAGACCAAGGCATTCCCAATGAAGCGGATGTGATGAAGCCACACGACACTACGGTGTTCAGCTTCCCCATGAAGGCTCCAGAAGGTTGTATCACTCGTGATGAGCTAGATAGTTTTACTCACCTGAAACTATGGCTAACCTACCAGCGTCACTGGTGTGAACACAAGCCGTCAGTTACTGTGTATGTAAAGGAAGCTGACTGGCCTGAAGTAGGTGCTTGGGTCTGGAAGAACTTTGACGAGATTAGCGGCATTAGTTTCCTGCCGTGGGATGGTGGTAGCTACAAGCAAGCCCCTTACGAGGAGATTACCGAAGATATGTACGGCCTACTAATGACTGGTATGCCTAAAACAATTGACTGGGAATCTTTCGTAGAGTACGATGACAACGTTGAGGGTGCTCAACAGTTGGCGTGTGTAGCCGGTGTCTGTGAAATCTGATGACACGTTACTAATATCAGAGGCGCTAGCAGGGAGTGAGGAAGCTTACTCTCTGCTAACATCCAAGTATTGGGATCGCATCTACAGATTTCTTAGGAAACGTGTTAACGACAATGCTTTGGCAGAGGAGCTAACACAAGATACATTTGTAGCTGCATTCAAGTATTTGAAGACGTTTAGGGGCGATAGTCAGTTCTATACATGGTTGTGTACCATAGCCATCAATAAAGCGTCTAGACGGCCTTTAAACAGCCTTAAAACCGACTTTGAGAATGTAACCGTGGATACACCAGAATCAATATACGAGATTAAGCAGACAGTGGGTAAAGTGACGCAACTTATTGACACACTTCCTGCCAAGCAGAAGAAAGCCCTGATGCTGAAGCTGGAGGACAATATGTGCTATAATGACATTGCTGTGGTGTTGAGGTGTAGCCCGAACCACGCTAAAAACTTGGTTTGGAAAGCAAAGAAAACTATACGGAGTTATTATGACCAATTCTGAAACGTACCGAATGATGGAAGCCCTACGCAAGCATTTGTTTATTAGCGTCTATGACTTTGATAACAAGCTTGAAGTTGTTTTAAAATTTAAGACGGGCGACGGTAAGGTGCATCAAGTGTGTCACAGCTTTATGGAGAAGCAGCAATGATTGTAGAATGTGTCAAAGAGAATGAAGATGGTTCAGCAGATGTAATCTTACGAGACATTGACGAACGCATGATGCAACTTCTAATTCAAGAGGGTCTATGCTCTCTACTCACCAAAGAAATTGCTAGGCTAGAGAAAGAAAAGAAGATTCCTGCACTGCTAAAGAAGGAACCCACTAATGAAGTATGAAGAAGTTATGTCTGTGCAATACGGAGGTAACCACTACAAGGATCGTAAGATCCAGCCGTGGGAAGTCTGGGAAGCATATGACATGAATGGTTGGGAGGCTAGCGCAGTGAAGTATTTAATGCGTTGGAAAGACAAAGGTAAGCCACTAGAAGACCTGTATAAGGCACTACACAATGTTCAGTATTTAATTGCAAGAGAAGAAAGGAAACAACATGTACAAGCTCAAAAACGTGAAGGGCAGTCTGCCAAAATCTTTGAAGGTGTCCTTCAGCAACTACAACAGCGCACGTTCAGCACTTCGGAAATTCATGAGGAAGCAAGCGTCCCTGAAGTCGGGGGAGCATCTACCGATGTACATCATTCGTAGTTTTGGCTACGACATTGTACGAGTAGCATAAAGAAAGGGGCCTAGCGCCCCTTTTTTATTTCTTATACTTTTCGGTTAAGTAAGTCTTAACTCTCTCTATATACTCCTGCGTTTCCTTAGCAGGAGGCATCTCACCAGCTAGCATTGCCTTACCAGCAGAAGGCCCACCGTTGTAATCTGCAACAGCAGCTAGCGCATTTCCTTTATACTGATTCTCTAAAGTAAACTTCAGATATTTACCAGCAGCATCAATAGATGCAAATGGATTGTTTACATCGTGCTTGAACATTCCGTTCTGCAGCTTCTGAGTAGCTGGCATAAACTGCATAATGCCCTGTGCACCTTTAGGGCTAACCTGACCGGGGTTAGTGCGCTCCCCGGCATTCTTAATGGCTAGCACCATGCCTTTAGGAAGACCATACCTGTTCTCCACTTCTAGCGCAAAGTCATCTAGTCGTGGATCATTATACTTTAGGGTCTTCCACTCTTTCTTATTTTTAACAAGCTCTTTCCAATCAGCCATTACTGCTCCCACCACTCTTTACCACCAGAGGCAGGTGCTGCTGACCTAGCTGCACTAGCAGCAGGTGCTTCTTGTGCAGGAGTTGCTGGTGTAGTAAGATCTACAACACGACCTGAGACAATGTTACTAGTACGGGTACCGGGTGCAGCAGGAGTTGATGTAAACGCAGGTGTTGCAGGTGCTGCTGGAGTACTTGCTGCTGGCGCAGCTACCGCTGGCGCAGCTTCTACAGGTTTAGCTTCCATGCTAAAGAAACCACCGTAAGGTTGGTTGTTATTAATAAGCGTAGCAAAGTCTTGACCAACAGCCTTAGGTTGTTCTTGTGTAAGCATAGCACGTAGAGAAACCATGTTGCTAAGTACAGGCTTAAGTTGACGTGTAAACTCTTCTGAAGCTTGTAAGTATTGCTGAGGTACTCGGGGTGCAGGTACTCCGGGACGCACTACAGGTGCAGGGGCAACTACACCAATCTCACCAGCGTCATTAATACCTAACTGTAGTTGTACTCCATATCGTTGCTCAATGAATCGTTTTGTTTCAATTACGTTGTTTACAGATTGTGCAACACCTTTACTAACGTTAGACTTAATAATTGCCTGATCTGGCTCAGATAGTTTACGAATCTTGTCTCCATACGTGCGATAGTCACGAGAAATTACTAGACTATTAGCCCCGTACACAGCAGACGTACTAAACGCTGAGCTAATATTGTTGACCTCAAAAGGTTCTAGTGTAGTCTTTTTTAATGCCTCTTGTGCATTAGACATTTGTACTTGGTGTGCAGCACGAGTAGTTTGTGCAGGAACAGCAGGGTCAGCAGGTACGGCTTGACCAGTTTGTTGACCTTGTAAAAGCTGACGCTGAATATTAGACAGGTCAGTAGAAATTTGAATAGAACTACTTAAACTAGCCATTCCTCCTAAAACCTGTTTCTCTTGGTTCACCATGATTTCGTAAAAATCTTTATTAGTACGCTTTAGATTTTCACGATCTGCACCACCTCGCAGGTACTGCTGTACAAGAGGGCTGTTCTGATAGAAAGCCATTTGTTTAATTGATAAATCAACAAGCTGTTGTTTCTCTTGTACAGTCTTATCCCGATAAGTCCTCATAACAGTAGCCATAGCTTTTAGGCCTACACCGTCCTTGTCTGAGTACTGACTTAATGCAAGATCCCGTTGCCTATCAATGTTCTCGTACAGTTCTCTTACTTTAGCAGGGGAAATATCAGGGTTTTTACCTGTGTACGTTTCAATAACTTGGGCAGCTTGTCGATGGGCACTCATAATATTAGTACGCATCTGAATATTATGCAATTGAACTAGTGTGTCAAATTTTACAGGATCAACTGCTCTAGGATCACCTTGTGCCATTAAAGCAAGCGTGTTTCCATACGTACTTTCTTTGTCTTGTACACCATATACAAGTGTAGACGCAGCTAAACTACCATTAAAAATAGCAGCAAATCCTGATTTCATTTGATCAGCCTTTGCATCATTTTGCCTACTTAAACCTTCGTAATAGGCTTTAATTCGTGCAGTTTCTGTCTGTTGAGTAAGAATTTGTTTCCAAGCATCTCGTTGTACATTGTACTCGCCACGATTTTCACGATAGAGTTTTAGTAGTTCTTCACGAGATTTTAGGCCTGTCTTAGCAATTTCATCAATGTCTTGAAGAGCCATGTCTTCTTCAGTTTTAGCAGCCTTACCTTCTTTAGGAGGTGTAAAACGGTCACGAACATAACTCATCTGTGCCCAACGATCTGCACCGGGCATACCAGTAACAGAAGCAACACGCTCACGAATTTGATCAGCTAAACCGGGAAACTTACCAATTGCTTTTTTAACAATAGAGTCAATACGCGAAATATACTGCACATTGGACATGCCTCCTTCAACAGCAGCTTTAAGGCGGTTTAATTCATTATCAAAAGCCCCTAGCTGCCTACCTACAGCTTCTTGTTGTTCAAGGGGAGCGGATTCATCAAATTGTCCAAATACAGTACCCCGTGCTGCTTGGATTGTTGCGCTCTTTGCTGCTGCTTGTTCAGCAGCTTGACCTTTAATAAAAAACTCACCTGCTGCTGTAGCAGCTTCATTTTCAATGTCAACCATTTGACCAGCAACATAACCCTTGTACATTTCTCCAGCAAGGTTTGTTAATGTGCCCACTGCACGAGCGTTAGCTTCCGCTGCCCTACCTAGTAGTGCAGGATTAGCCGCTGCTGGTTCTACGCTCCTAGTAATGTCTGCGCGAAAAGTTGCCATTATTTCTGTACTCCTATATCCGTCGTAATGTCTTTAATCTTCCACTCTTTTACAGCTTGATCAGTTACCATTTTTTCATACTGAGTAAATGCTTCTGTTTTGTAAGCTTCTCGATATAGTTGCTGTAGGTCTGATCCTGTGTAGGTATTTAGAATGGCATGTACAACTGCTGAGTGTGTCCTGTGCCCTTCATCATCTCCATTACGTAAAGCAGTGAGTGCAAGCATTGCGTGTTTACCAATTGCCTTACCAGCCGATTTAATATCGTCGTCATGCGCCTTCTTGCTGCTGTACATAATTGACAAGTTTTCTTGTGCAACAGGAGGAATGCCAAATCCAATCATCCATGCTTCAGTGTCTGTAACACGGAACATTGCATCACCACCACTGCTTTGAACTTGGTTGTAGTTAGCCATTGCAATGCGGGCTTTTTGAATGTTATTAATAAACGAAAAGCTATTCTTACCCAACTCAGTCAAAGCAATTTGTAGTGTGTCCATAGTCATAGGTGCTTTAGTAACAATTTGAATGGCTTCACCTACACCACCTAATATACGTAAAGCAGCAAAACCAGACGGGCCAGCAGCTACTTCCATAAAACTTTTTTCAGGATCTAAGAGTCCTTTAATAATGTCTTCGTAATATTTGAATGTGTTAAAGCGGCTACCTAGTGCCAGCTTAGCTTCACCATCAGTTAGTGCAGCAATTGCACCAGCAACCACGCCTTGCTGTACAGTAATACGTCCATTTTCAGACATATTTTCAGGAAGCATGTCAGTCACTAAATCGCGGAAAGGCCACAAGAATGAACCCGCAGTACCCATCACTAACGTGTGTGTTATTAGTAATTGTACAGCTTCTTTTTGTGTAAATGCTCGTGGGTTGCCTAGCAAACTCTGAACAATGTTCATCATCAGCTTTACCTGATATTGAACGAACTGAGTAGGAATAGACTTCCAGCCTTGCTGCCATGTAGCAGTGTTAGCACGAGTCATGTTCTGAGTCAGACTATCTTGACGCTCCATAATTTTAGCTAGGTTGTCATCAGTCCACCAAGCAGTTCCAGGATTAGCAGAGATAAACTCTCTACGTGCAATATCAAAGCTAACTAATCGGCTATAACCTTCACCAGCATTAAATGGTGTTGCTGCAAAATCAGCAGTACGTCGAGTTAGTTTATTAAAAATGCCGTACTTGCCAACTTCAGCACCATACAAGCTCGTAGTGTTAATGCCATCCATTAGACCAGTACGGCGAATTGCTCGTACAACTTCCACAAACTCATCTTCCTTCATGCCTAAGCCAAGGTTAGTGAGGTTGTTTACTTTAGCCACATTGCGCCAAATATCCTCTTGATCGCTAAATAAAGCCATTGCATATAGCCCAGAAGACTTAGCACTTTTTAAACCATGTAAAGGGCTAATTGCAATTGCGTTAAACGCGTTCATACCCTGCATAAAAAACTGGTTAACGTTGAATGCAAAGAAGCTGTGGAATGCAATGGTTCGTGCCCATGTAGGGTAATCTTTAGTTGCACGTAAAGTAGCACCTAATTTAGCAACAGCTTTATTACTAGTAGTGCCTTCTAACGACTCACTAATTATACGCATGAAACCAAGGTAGTCTTTTTCTTCTTTAGTAGGAATATTCATTTGTGAAATAATATATTCCTGAACTTTTCTAGCTGTAGCTAGTTGTTTACTTTGCCCTGCATAGAATTGTTTGTTGTTTTCCATATACAAAAATGCTGCGTCAGGAGTCATAGTACGCACATTTTCAGGTAAAATATCTACGAACGTATTGAACCAACGAATTACGTGGCTTGCTCTCCATTCAGTAGTAGAAGCCACATAAGCAGTGTTGCCAATTTCAGCAGCTACACTGTCTAGTGGGCTAAGAGTGTTTACAGTGTCTTTACCAAACACAGATAGCACCTTGTCACCGCGCTTTGAAGAGTAATTAGAAGAAAGACCAATGGTTTCTTTAATGTAATCGTCATCGGTGCGGGTATACAAAACTTCTGTCTCAAAAGACTGTCCAAAGCGATTGCTATCAAAAGCAGCCATAATGTCTTCTGGTCGCCAGCCATACGGCTCCATTAGACGACTAGCTTCAGCAACAGTGAGTCTACCAGCAGTGTGTAATGCTTTGGCTTCATTAAATGCTTTAACATAAGCGTTGGCCTCAGCAACACTAGCCGCAGTGCGGTGTGTCTGCACAACCTTTTCCATCTTGCCGTCTACTTCGTACACAGACTTAATCTTAACAAAGTATTCATCGCTATAGATACGGCGATATTCACCAGCACGGTAAGGAATCACATTGGTAATTTTAGCAGTGTCATAACTGTTTTCTGGGAAAGCAATAATGCGACGTAACTTACCTTCAATCTCAATAGGCTCAGCAACTTCGTAGAACGTGTAACCACGCAGTTGGTTTTCTGCTAGGAACTCTTCAGTAATGCGAGTAGGAGACATTGTGTCTGCTAGAAACACAGTGTCACCTTCTACAACTTCACGAGGCTTAACAAACAAACGACCATCCTCTGTTAGAGGAATACGGCTAGTAAGTTGCACATAACCACGGCGTGTCATATCTTTAGCAGCTACGTCGTTACGAATCTGCCACATTACATCACGCAGAGCACGTACCTTGTAATAGCCCTCACGAGCTTTAGGAGACAGGCCCATACCAGCTAGTTCGTTTTGCTGGAATACCTTACCTTCTTTATCGCCAAGAACTAGCGCATCGTTGAGTGCTACCATCTCAGCTTTACTAAGCCTCTCAAGAGAAGGACGCACAAAATTAGTTAACAGTTTTTGGTAACGGCTTTGTTGTGCAATGCCTACTACACGTTGACCGTACAACTCTTTAGAGGTAGATAGTGCCCAATCTCCCATTGCAAAACGAGTGGCGCTATTAATATCTTCGTCAGAATACTTACCAATTAGTGAGTAATCTAATGTGCGGTTAATAGGTTGCTCAACTACGTAACCAGTAGCAAGACCTCGCTCTGCATCTTCAATGGCATTAAGCTGATTAGCTACATCCTCTAGTTCTCTTTCTAGAGAATCTAAAGGTGTACGCATAGACATGCTAGCTTTTTCTATGTTGGTAGAATTAGCTGCGGCAATAACACGTTGTTGTTCTACTAGTTTAATGTGCGCGTTTAACATACGCGCAGTATTTTTATCTACAGCACCTACACCGGCAACAATGCCCATTTCTTCTAGTAAGCCGTTAACTGCACCTACAATTAGTTTAAAACCGTCTACTAGTTTTTTAAATGTTTGACCTAAAATGGTAGTAGGAATCTCATCGCTAAAAGCCCATTTAGCAAAGTTTTCTGCAAAAAACTCGCTGTAATTACGTGCCCAATTTGCAAAGTTTTCTTGGTAAACTTTAAAATCAGCAACGTCACCAGCATGCCACTTTTCAATAAAATGTACTAAATCAGCAGCATTGGTAATAGACCTATATTCCAACATTGCTTCTGCTGGAACTTTATCTGATAGTTTAATATTAGATCCCGCGCCTGTGTATTTAATACCTTTAGTTTTTAACCAAGATTCAAAGTTGTTCATCATGGTTACACCGTGATCAACACTAAACGCTTCTTCAAATGCGTGTGCGTACTCGTGTGCAAATGTCTCCATGTAACGCCGACGAGACACTCCTACACCCTCTTCACCAACGCGCATTTGGTCGCGCATAATAATTACGCTGCGATTACGGCCTTGTGGAATATGTAGTGCACCAGCAAATTGATGTTTATCAAATTTCTTTTTTAATTCTAAAAGATTAACATCTGTTGTATTTCTAATGTCGTTATACTGAAGAACCATAATTTGACGGTTCTCCATGCCTAGTGCTTTACCTAGTTTACTAATAAAACTAAACACATCGTTTTGTGCCACACCACTAGACATTGTAACATTACCGATGCGGATAAAGTTACTTGTGTTATTAATAGCATCAAATGCGTTTTCGTAAGGTAGTAAAGTGTAAGCTGCTTTAGCTACGTTTACATTATCTGCAACTAAAATATTACCTGCATCATCTAACGAAAAGTCTTCGTTTTCTTTAATGAAGTTTCGTACTTTAGCAGCGTGTGTTTTAATAGCCGCATCAGACCAGCCCGTAACTTTTTGTAGCCATTCTTTAACAACTGCGTCACTTTTACTCATTTTAGTTTTACTACCAACTTGATAAGCTGCTTTATCAATATCGGATTCAAACACAAGACCAGCGGTTTTCCAACGTGGTTTACCTAGCTCTAGCTCACGCGGAATAGGAACATCAGCCACAGCAACTGGTGTAGGTATTGTAGGTGTGGTAGTTTTTAAAGCATTGATAGCTTCTAAAATCTGTGCTTCTAACGCAGTTTTACGTAACTGTAAATCTTTTTTAACAGACTCTTCTACTAAAAATGAGGTGTTAGTTGTGTCAGGCACAACTTTCATTCCCATCTTACCTGTTGGATCAGCAACTTTAATGTATGCCTCTGCTGCTTCTTTAGTAAGGAATGCAGAAGCATTATCTGGTTTATAAAATACTTTACCAGAAATAGTTAATCCATCAGCAGACATTGTAAATGGATCTACTGAGTGAATGTTAGGGTTGTTAGCTTTTGAGTAGGTACGCTCAATTGCTGCAAGTTCAATTGCCGCTTCTTCGGCACGAACACCTTTAGTTGCAATTACATTCTGTAGATCACTAATTAAACGGTCTACAGGCTGGCGAATAGTTTTTTGCAAGTCATCAGCAGCAGTTGTAATTACATCAGGCAACACTTTAGCCGCGTTGACACTAACTAGTTTGGCTAGGTCAAGTACAGCAGATACACCAGTTACTTCACCTGCAACAACTCCAAGTGCCTGTACACGCATTCTGTTAGCTACTTCAGCCGCAATCTTCGTACTTTCAGCAGATACAATGGCGCTTTTACCACCACCTGCTGCAAGGGTTCGTTCTACGTTATTAATAGCCTTAGCACTCTTAAGCAAGCTACCTGCTTTTAAAACAGCCGCAGTGCCTGTTAATGCTGTACCTACGACACCAATACGATCTAGCCAATCAGACCAACCACCCCACACTTGTTCTTCATTAGTAGCAACTTCTTGTACAGTTAGTGCTGCTTGCCACTCACTAATGTTCCACGCATCTTTAAGGAGCGTGTACATCTTTGTTAGGAAAGCTGCTTTTTCTTCTTCTGGTTGTGCTTGGAATAATGATTGCAAATAACTACGAGTAACCGAACGCCCATCTGTACGGCTAATGTAGTCTTTAGGAACACCCATTTTAACTGCAACATCATCAATAGCTGGGCCTTGTGATGCAGCAAACGGGGTAAGCTCGTATAATAAACCTTTACCAATAGACCAAATACTTTGTCCGTCTTTTAAAGCTTTTTCAAGTTCAGCAGAGGCTGCTAAGCGTTTAGAAATACGATCAGTAGACTCTGCAATTTTTACTGGTGTGTTATTAAGTAGTACGGCTTGGTTTTTAACAGCAGCATTTTCTACAGCTAAATCTGTAAGCTCTTTAAGTTTTTTAGTTACATCTGCTGCATTTTGAGATGAAATTTCACCGTGCATGCGAATACGGTCATTTAGCCTACTAATTAGTGCTTCAATGCTGTAAGGATCGTTACGTGCAGCAGCAGCTTGTAACGCTTCATAATCAACGGCATTATTTTGAGGTACAGTGGTGCGCCATGTTTTATCTACAAAAGAATTAAACTCAACAGAACCAGCATCTAAAGGCTGTCCTGTTGCAGTGGCAGCAATGGCTTTTACAATAGAATAATCCCCCCGTGTAGGATCTACTTCGGATTTAGTATCTGCCTCTGTGTACAGAGGTTGTTGCTCTTCCGGTGCTGCGTCGTCTTGGTATAGTTCCATTATGTATTCTCTATTTATTACCGGCTAGTATCAATAGTAGGGGCAGGGGCACGTAATGCTTTAGGCCCCATAGTACTAAAGATAGTTCCACCTAGTTGACCAATAGAACCATAAATTGCAGCGTTACTACTAGCTTGTGCACCTGCAGCAGCGGCTGCACCAATAGCAGTGTTTTCTTTAGCAATTTGTTGCATGTAGTTTAAGTTGCCAGACAATTGAGAACCTACACTACTAACACCACCAGCAAGTGCACTACTACCCATAGCCCCAGTTTGTGCAGCTACGTTAGTCATAGATGCTTGTGCTAGACGAGCTTCCCGAATTTGTTGACGTACTGAGCGAACGTTTTGCACTTCTGATTTTCGTTCTTCGGCTGCGTACTGACGCTGTGCTGCTTTTCCCGCTTTGCGCTGTTCATTTGCACTAGCAATAGTGCCTACAGCTTGAGTACCGATAGCAATGTATGCTAGAGTAATTGGATCCATTCCCATTTTATTTCTCCGTTGAACAAACCATTAACAGAGCATTGTTAATCTGTTTAACAGGTTTAAAGCCAAAGATTGTTTCAAACTTACGTAACTTTTTGTTATCAGCAGGAATAATTACAAACACTTCATTGTGCCCTGCTTCTCTTAATTCTTCTTTTGCAACGTGCCATACGTCTAGGCATTTCATGTATACACGTTTGTTCCAATTATTAGTAACGGCATGTGCATAAACACGGCCCATGTGATGCTGAAACTTTAATGTGCCGTCTTCGTCTTCCCAAAATACATCAAACATTTGTTGCACCCACAAATGTTCCTGTCCAGCCTACAATCTTCATGTCTTTACCAGACTGAGAAGCATACTTAAACTGTACAGCTTTACCACGACCACGCAACTTATTCTTACTAATAACAAGGGGATAACCGTCATCAAACGCTTGGAAAGGCTCCGCTAGGAATGGACGAGGTTGACGATAAACTTGCACTTCATCTGCCCACTTACCTGCATTACTATTATCTGTAAAGTCCCAACGGCTTTGCATTAGACAACCACTTTCATTAAGTGGATTAGCATTTGCATCAAACGATGTTTCTGTACGTTTCATAAACACTGTTAAATACATACCTGTTTTAATACGAGCAGGGCCATTGCCTCCCATATTATAACCTGTAATAAAATAAGCACTTTGTTCTACACCAGCAGTGTTAAACGTGTACCAATCTTTAAACTTAGTTGCACTATCTCTAGTGTTTAAGAAATCACTAAATGTAAGTGAATAGTTATTAGCAGATACAGGATGTAACGCTACAATTTTAAATGTTTTCTTTGTGCCATTAAGCACAGGAATATTTGCAACAACATCGTCAGTACTACGATTAACGTCATCATTACCTGCGTACACATCGTACACAAGTACAGCTTCGTTTGTTTCTTTAGTAACTTCTAACGATACAGGAATAACACCTAACGTGGTGTCAATACTAAACCAATACCAAGCATTAAGGCGCAAATCTAACGCAAGAATAGTGTTCTTATTAAAACGCCCTTCACTAGTATTTGTTGTTTCTGTAGATGAATATAGCCAGTACATTACTTTATCAGTAGCATTGTAACTGCCTTCAGCATACAGTTTGCTTAGTACAGGAATGTTTTGATAAAACGTCTTAATGTTCTGATCGCTAATGTTACGACTAGAAAACTCTGCACCTGTATTACCGGGAGACACTGCGTAAATACCGCCGTTAGACCAGTAAATTAGTGCGTCTTCAACTACCACGACACTCTTAGTAGATACACAACCTACAGACGATACACGCTCTACAGAATAACTAGCTGCAGTAAAGCCACGATCAATGCCGCTGATAAACCATACACCATTGGTGGCAATAACCATGATGCCTCGACCTAATGGTTTTAAATCTAAAATTTCACCGCTATCTGGAATTTCAATTGTACCACCATCATCATCTTCTAAATCGCTAACAACTTCTGAAGTAGGATCGTTAGATTGGTAACAGTAACCTACTTTATTAATATCATCTAGCACCTGACTAAAATATACCGTGCCTAGTTGTGCAGTGGTTGGTACACCAGCATACCACACACGCCCTGCAAAGAATGCACACACACGAGGACGATACTCAATGGTAGTTGTAATGCCACTACGTACTTGATTAAAAGCATTAAGAATAAACCTGCCTTTAGGAGCAGGGGACGTACCAAAATCTTGTTTATTTAAAACAGATGCACTAAAGTTATCGTTAGTGTCTTTACCAAAAATCCAACTTTTACTGTTGGCAGGTAAAGAACCTGTTGAAGATTCGTAACTATTAATGAGTGTGTCCGTCCAACCTTGATTGTATAGGTTGTAACGTGCTTGTGTTAACAAACCAGCACTAGTCCACTCTGCTGCAGTTTTTTCAACGTTAATAGCGTAAGGACTTTGGAATCCAATGAAGTCACGGATTTGAATAGTAATGGTAGCTACAGTGATGGTGTCTGTAGAACTGTCATACGTAATGAGTATTGGTTCCGTGCTTTTACTAGTAACAATGAGTTTACCGTACGTAGATGCAAAGCTACAAATAGAAGTACCAGCAGTGTCTGGGTTACCGGGAGCAGTGTAAGATGCTAAATTAACTGTGAACGATTTTTTAGTGTTGCTTACAGTACCCGATGCTGCACGGTAGAAGTGAAGTGTAGTGCCAGCTTGCACAACCATGAAGTCTAGGTTAGAGTTGCCTCCAACACTAGACCATGTACCTGTAGTAAATGCCCACGTATTTTTTTGTTCTGCTGTAATGTTTAAAGCAGCAAGAGTATAGTTAGTCTCGTAATCAAGACCACTTCTACGCTCAATGCTGCCATCAATTAAAGGCACTACGTTAACGCCATCTTTCCAAGAGTTTTCAGGCGTGACAAAAAAGCCGCCTTCAGTATTGAGGCCACCTACAAAAGTAAACGCATCTTTGACTGCGGCTTGTACTGCCATTACATTGTACCTTTCCACTTGTGCTTGTTAACGTCATCTTTCTTTTCTTTTTCTTCTAAGCCTAGTTGACGTTCAGCACGTTCACCTGCCTGAGCAAGTTTAACGAGCCGTTGTTGACGCTGCATAGCGTCTTCTTTTAGCATGGGTTTTTGTTTAGGCGCTTTCAACTTCAATACCCCTTTGACGAGCAATATCTAGGATACGATCTTTACGAGTGAATAGTCCTTTAAGTTCGTCGGGTACTTGACCACGCATAGAGTACCGGGCTTGATATAGGCCAACAGGAGTCATTTCAATAACAAGTTTATTGACAATGTTCTGTTCAACACGCTCTTCTTTACGCTCTTTAGCTGCTTGTTTCTTTTCAGCAGCTTTCTCCATTACCTTTTCAAACGACGTTTTATTTTCTTCCATAGGACACCTTTGTATTATATTTAGCTTCGCCGTTCTCATTGCGCCAACTTTCGTTACGCATGGTCATGCGGCCTCGTGTTGCTTTGCGCTCTTCACGAGCATTACTTTGTTGTTTAAGGTTTACGAATGCTTGACTCTTAGCTTCAGCTAACAGTGTGGGAAAAAACTTCTCGGGAATGTTGGGGATGTAGTTGTCTACATGCGACCAAGAAGCTTGCTGTGTACCATACACAACTGCTTTTGATGACTGTAGAGTAGACTCAGTACTTTGCTTGTAGCCATCAAAAACAATGTAAGTGTCATCATAGCTAGTCCAATATTGAGGGTCTTGATTTAGCACGTATCCTGCGCTATTAATAACACCAGATTGCGCTACGCGCTGATTAATGATTGTGTGAAATGTTTCTGGATCAACATACTGTACTTCGTTTTTGTTGTATTTAATCCATTTGATTTTGTTGTATGTGTCAGGAATTTTCATCTTGGTAGGATTATTAGTATCCCCAAGACCATCTAAGTTACCTAGTACAAATAGAAAAGGCCAGTCACGCTGGCTTACAAGATCAAAGTATGCCTCTTTAACAAGTTCTGCAACTTGTACGGCTTCTACAGTTTCATCAATTGAATCCACTGCGTCACTGTCCAACGCAGAAAGAATATTCTGCGTCATTGCTAGTAAAGTTAGTTTAGCCATAATTAAGTGGGATCAACTAAAAGAAGACTTAAACCAGCTTCTTTAGGAATAATATTAGTACCTGAAGAAGTACCATCTCCAGACACTTGCATGGAGAAAATATCGTTAGCAGCTAACGTAGCGTAACCAATAGCACTTACGTTAAGTGTGTCTACACCGTTACTTGTTTTCTTAACGTACACCTTGCGTGTACCAGGAGTACCGTTAATTGCGTAGTGAAAATTATAAGCTGCACCACTAGCAACTGCAGCAGTTTCAAATACCATCCAAAAATCAAGTTGGTATACACCGCCTGTCGCCACAGTAATTTGACCGTTTGTAGCGTCAATAGTTGCTGCTTGAAAACCGTTTGCAGTCCATGCACCAGTGGGATTTAGTTTAGCTTTAGCACTTGCAGCAGATAGGGTCTGTGCAGTAGAACTACCAGTGATGTACATATCAGCATATGCGTGACCAGAAGGATAGAGCCAACTACCACTTCCTGCACCGTTAGCTACATACACTTTACCAGCAGCAGCAGAAGAAACTCCTTTTGGTTCATGGATATTAGGATCAGTTAATGCACTGTGTTGTACGGTTGCCATCTATTACTCCAAAAGGAAACGGAGAAGCCCCTTGTGGGAGCCTCCCCGTTAGTCTACATTACAGGTAGCGAACTACGATGGTAGCGGTACCGGCAGTGAAAGTGCCAGTAAAAGCTACGTCTAGGGTGTCAGCAGCAGCGTACACCTTGCCTAGACCACGGTTGGTAGCAGCGTCGCCAATGGCGTAAGCACCACCAGCACGAACGGTTGCACCTGCGGTTAGGTTGGCAACAGCACCCTGAGTAGCTGAAATCCAGCCGTCAGGATCAGTACCGTCACCTAGTTGTACGTCAGTACCACCAGCCCAAGCAGTACCAACTTTGAGCACCACATCTAGCACAACAGCGCCAGCGGGTAGTTCGATATTAGCACCAGAACTTTGATAGGTAATGGCTAGATGGGCTTCTTTAACAGAACCATCATGGTCATATACACCAGCAACGTTACGCTCGGGGATGTTAGCGCCAAAGCCTACGATTAGGCCGTCAGCGTTAGTCCATGTAGAAGCACGGGTCATTTTCTATTTCCTTTCAATTAGATGGTGTTCTTGGTGATAACAGACACCAGACACTCAGGACGATATAGTTTTAGACCAAAACGGGCGTTCATCACATACTCGTCACGACGTAGGTCTTTGTTGCGCTCGTACTCTACACGGGGTAGTTGACGATAGGCACCAACGAAGGGGGTTAGATCGCCACCAACAGACATGAACAGGTTCACGGTTGGGGTAGCAGGAACAGTAGCACCACCTAGGCTAGAAGCAGCAGCTTCAGTAGCAGCAGGTAGGAAGTTAGATACGTACACATCGAAACCAAAGATGTTACGGATGAAACGCATACCAGTGACTTCGTTAACAAAACCACCCTGAACGATACCTTCGAAAGCGGGGTTGTTAGTGAAAGCCTGAGCACCCACTAGAGTGTTGAAAACATACTCTTGTGAAGGATCAATGATAGCAACACGGGTACCACCAGCTTGAGCCTTGTCTAGGGCGTATTTAGCCTTAGCAAAGTCCGCAAGAGTAAAGATACCACCAGTACCAGAAGCTACGAAACGATGGTCAGCACCGTTGATAGAGTTAACGTTACCAGAGGTTTGTTGGTTAGCTAGAGAGAAAACAGAAGATTCTAGGTTCTCGTCTAGGGCACGACGCATCTTGGTGGGAAACATACCGATTAGCTGCTGAGCGTAGTAGCTGTCCTGCTTAGCCTTATCGGTAATGTAGGTAGCTGACTCAACATAACGGTCAATGGTGAAGTTGAACTCACCAGTGTCCATTGAATCATAGACAACAGGGGTTAGTTCAGCAGTTTCACGCATTGGTAGTTCACCAACGGAAGGAATGGTAAACTGGTTACCATCGGGGAAGCCATTGAGCATACGTACATAACGTGTGCCCATTAGTTGTTCTTGAAGAACGTCTTTTAGTTCAGCAGACCACAGTTCAGCACGAACTAGGTTTGCATCAACCTTTGCAAAATCTACACCAGCCATTTAATTCTCCTTATTGCCCAAAATATAGGGCGGGGTTTTGAGAAACAGTTTGCTGTAGCTTATATTGGAAATCTTGTGACCAGTAGGTTTTAGGATCTTCTTTACGAACCTTTGTAGCCCACTCTTTAGTGCCTACAACTTTACTACGATCACCGCCGTTAGAAGCTACGGAAGTTGTATTCATTGAGCCTGTATCCATGTTGTTAGCAGGTAAAGTTACCTGACCACCAAACATATTTACAAAATCAACAGGATCAGTTGCAGCTAGTTCCATCAGGATTTTTGCTTTCTCAGGAGTGCTTGCACGTTGTTTAAAAACATCGGCAGCTTTCTCGCCAAACTTCTCTTTCATAAGAGAGTCTGCTTTCAGCAGGTTATCCATCTTAGACTTTGCAGCCTCACGACCCTCTAACGTCTTCTCTACAAGCTGTTGCACAACGTCAGGTGTAATACCTGCGACAGGAGGAGTGTCGTCCTCTGGTGCTACATTTTGTTTTGACATACGTTCCAAAACCTCATCAATGGTTTTAGCTGAAGCAGCTTGCTCACGTAGTTTACGATTCTCTTCTTTAAGGGTTTCGATAAACTGATCAGCGTTAGTATATGCTTTAGCTAACTCTTCTGGGGTTTTGTATTTTTGCCCTTCACCGACAAGTGCGGTAAATAGCTGTGCATCAGTTGTCGCTGGTGCTGTGTTGGTGGGTTGATTGTCGCCTTCGCCACCGAAAATTGTTGCATTGGTCATGCGTTTTAACTCCTAAAAATTGACAGCCTTAGAGTAGGCTTTTTAAAAAACGTCACTTTTTTGCTGTGTCTGGTAAAAGTGACATAACGAACTCATAGGCTTTAATCTGTCCTAAATTGTATGCAAGTTTAGCATAATGGTTAGGACAGTCAAAATCATCCTTTTTAATACTAGTAATTTCTTCTTTTAAAGTAGTTAATGTATTATATAAAGCTTCTAATACATAACTACTATTATTCCAAGCTTTAGTAAACTCTTCATTAGTACTATCTTTAGGTTTATTATTTAATAGTAATTTATTCATATAATATATATTAGTAATAATACTAGTATATTACATCATTTGTTGCTGCATGTCAACCCCCTGTGGAGGCATACCTTCTTCAGACATGTCACCTTCCGGGTTAATGGTTGCCTCAGTTTGAATGTCTTCAGACACTTGATTCATTAAACGCTGTGTTTCAGCCTGTTCAAAGATCATGGCATTGTCTTGTACAATCTTGTAGTTTTGCCAGCCTAGGTTCTCTTCTAAAGCCTTGGCAATAGCTTTGCCACTAATGTGTGCAGCCACCGTAGGAATAGCTTGTACAGCCACCATAGTCTGGTTTAGTTCCTGAATAAACCGTGCCTGTTCACCAAAGTGACGAGCACCAATAGGATAGATCTTGCCAGCAGCCATCAGATCGTCTTTGGTGACCTCAACGAAGGCTTCTGTACCATAGTCCTCATCCACAGTCCGAATGCGCTCTACGCCCTCAAAATTGCGAATAGCTTCAGCTAGCATACCGTTTAGCAAGGGTTCTAGAATGTTACGCTCAAACCAGCTAACCTTGCTCTGGAAGATACGACCAGCAGCATTCTCTAGGCTTTGCACCTCATACTTAGTTTTTTCACCGGGAGTACGGATGCCCATAGCTTGCTTAGGTGCACCAGCCAGTTCTTCCATACGGTTCATTAGCTCGTTAATTTGCATATCTGCTTGCAAAGCAGTGGCATCTGGACGTAAAAACTCCAAACCGCCCTCATCACCCACAAACACAGTGGCACCGGGTTCGTACTCAAACTCCTCTACTGTGGAGCCTTTTACAACCATTACTGGATAGGCAATCAGGTCGAATACATCTGCCTTAAGGTTTTCTAGGTGATCAATGCGGTATTGCATACCAACTAGCTGATCTAGCGGCCCTTGTGCCCACAGGTTGTCTGTACGTAGCCGCCAGCCACAATGGAACATAGGCTTGCTACCTGTCCACATTGGGTTGGGTTGTTTGCGTAGAATCCACTTACGATCAATGACGGTTACTAGCTGGTTACGTAGCAGTTGTTTAGTGTCTGGATCATAAATGTCGCCCCAAAACTCTAGCAGTTCTACCATGTCGCTATCTAGGTACTCGTCAGCACTGCCAAACCCATCAATAGCCATGTTGAGTTCTTTCTTAAACTCAGGATCATCACGATAGTTTTGACGGAATGCCATTGCTTTAGCAAGCGTAGCTTTGTCGTAGTTTAGTGCAGGTTTGGTTTCTACATCATTCATTAAGTCGCCTACGCTTTTGAGCATACGACGCACTACAGGGGTCTTGTCAAACGTTTCTGACAAAGGGTTAAACACAATGTCAGTAGGGTTAATACGATAGGCTTTAGGGCCAACATAACGACTAACTACGTTACCAGTGTTGTCACTAATAACGTCGCGCACGTAGTCATAAGTAACAACAACGTTACCAAAGTCAATGTAGTCATATACCAATTGGGATACGAGAAGTTGGAAGTTAGATGCTTTTAGCTTCTGTTTTAGATAGTTAGTAATGGCATAACGTTTTTTGGTTAACTCGGGGCTTTTATCAGTAGCTTCCCAAAAAAACCAATTCTCAGAAGGAAACAATGCAGCCATATAGTTAGCATGCAGGTTGTCCCGAATCTGAGTTAGTTTAGGTGTTACTGTGGAGTTTTTCCACGGTAGTTTGCTATTACTAGTTTTACGTGTGTCAGTAGCAAACAAATAATTACGTAGTTCTTGCTGGTCACTTTTCCATACATTACGAGCGTTGTCCCAGCGTACCCACATGTCGGCAATTTTATTTGCTAGGCTGTCGTCTTTAAATGACACTTGAATGTTTTCGTTCATAAGTTCCTCTTAGTAGGCTACGCCACCAAATTTACTATTAAATGCAACTACGTTTGTTTTCTTACCCCAAGTCCTACTGGAAAGAGGTGACTTACAAATTTCTACGCATGAAGCCAGAGCATCTTTTACGTCGTCATGCTCTGGATTATTCATAATTAGTTCTTCTTCCAGAATCTGGCAGTTACCACCTTTGTAGTGCCAAATTTGATTGTTGTTATACCGTGGTTCTAAAATGGCTGCAATGCGTTCTGTTTTGCTCATATTGCGCGGAGGATTGTATTCTTCCACCGTAAACACAATGTTCTGGCTACGCATGTAGTCTTTGAACTGTGACACAATGAGTCGCTGTGCAGCAACCACTTCACACCGTAACTTTTTAAACCGCCACTTCCTAAACACTGTTTCAGCTTTGTCGTACATCACAGAAATCTTGTTAGTTTTAAACCTGTCAATGTCTAGTACGTAGTAGTTATTATCTTCGTCAACTCCAACTACGGCAATAACGGTATAATCGGAAGTGTGATTGACTGTGTACGCAAAATCCATTGCTGCATACACATGCAAAAGTTTGTCACCAAAATACCAAGCACCGCTAAAGTTTTCGATTTTATCACGGTCATAATAATTAAACCTACTACGGTCAATAAGCTGTGTTTCCACAGCATTAGGGTTATTGTAATATTGAGCGTAAAATTGTGTAATGTCTAAGTACTTAGCTTTTTTACGAGCTAGTTCCTTAGCATCAAAACCGAATGTCTTACCATCAGTGCGCCGTTGTTTAGGCCAAAGGAATTCACCGTTTGTTTCTACTGTACGCTCAAACACCTCGTAAACGTCAAGTTCTACTTCGTCATCAGTAACTTCGTCAAAGTAACTTTCTTTCATTTCCATCATATCTTTGTACAAGTCGCCGGGATGGTAACGAGTACCTACAGCCCACTCTTTAGCACCTGTAGATTCGATAGAAGAAAGTTGTGAGTAGAATGCTCTCACTTGTTCTCGGCCTAGTTGCGTGTAAGCATTATCTGGCACCACTACGTCATCAAGCACAGCAACCGAGCAGTGTAGCCCGGTTACGTTAGCAGTGATACCTGCTGCCTTGATGGTAGCATCACGGATGCCTTCTGCTTTACGTTTTGGATGGTCAACACTAATTTCATCCACTGACCAACGTTCACGCTTGCCTTCAAGTTCATTAACCATTTCAGGCCAATAAAACCGATAAATGTCTGATAGTAGAATGTCTTTAACAGCTTTAAGTTGTTTTTCTGCTAAGTTAGCTGTAGCTGAGACATAAAGTACGGTAGCTTCTGGATACTTGGTAATGTGGTGTGCCACACGATAGGCAATCATAGCTGACTTCTGGTGATCCCGTGGAAGTAGCACTAATTGGTTATCTTTGGCATCTTGCCGCTGCCACCAAGCACAAAGTTCTTCGTGCACGGCACCAAGTACACGATGCGGTGCAACAAGTTTAATGAATGTCAACAAGTCTGCTTCTGCAGCTTGCTTTACTAGTTCTTTTTCTGTCATTACCACTTAACTTTGTCAGCCCAATATGCTGCTGACATTTTACCTTTAGAGATGTTACCAGCATGTCGTGCCTTAAAAGACTCACGACGTTTGCGATAGCTCTCTGACTCGCCTTCTTTTTTAGGGCTACCAGACACACCTTGCTGACCAAAACGAATGGTCTTTACTTGTTCGCCTTGTTTAGCAACTACTACGTGTGATTTGGTAGGGTGGCTAGGGGTGCGTTTAGGTTTATTAAAACCAGCTACTCCAGCACGTTCTAGTCGAGGATCTTTAGCCATTACTTACCTTTTTTGGCAGTCTTTGCTGCTTGTTTAAATTGTTTTGCAGTGGGGGCACCTTTACTACCGGGCTTACGCATTTTTTCATTACTACCCTCTGCAATGCGTTTACGCTTGGCATGTATGTTAGCATATAGACCCGCCTTCATTTCATTTTCCCCGTTTTAGTGCGCGAAAAACTTTTGTTAGCAGTTGACGGACGTACACGCAGATTTTTCTTAGCATTGCTGCCGCCTTTGCTAAGTGGTGTTTTATGATCAACATCATTACCATCTCCTTTAGTTACTCGGCCTTCACGTTCCAGCATACGACGAGCACCGTTACGTTTAGCACGGTCTTTCTTTACGTCGTCTTTGCCGTCATACTTTTCGTATTGTTTCTTGTAATCACGTTTTCCGTTAGTCATGTACGGCATTATTTTTTACCCCCTACAACAATACCTAAACGAGCCATATCCCCTGCAATTCGACCTGCAGAAGGGGGTAGTACCTCCTCGTCCTTTTTAGGCCGTCCTACGGGCTTTTTAGCCCCTTCCTGAGCATACCCTTTGTCTGCCAACCATTTAGCTGCTGCAGTACCTCCGGGTTGTTTAGCGTGTGACTTAATTTGCTGAATAGCTTCTGAACGTAGTTTAACTTCTAGTTCAGAGTGCCACTTGTCAATGTGCGGCTTAATGACGGGATGGTTGCGTACTTCTAGCCAGTGATCCCAATCGCCTAGCAGTGCCATAGCAGCACTGTATTCGGAAGGATCCCGGCACTCTAGAAACACTTCTTTCCAATGTTGTAACGTATAAACTGGTTTAAATTTAACGTCTACACGGGCAAACTCTTTAAAGAGTTGTAAAATTACTCGCTTGCCACTTCCGTCGAGGAATTTGGTTCGGTCAACCATTCAATTCTCCTAATCATACCGCGAGGTATTTGGTTACGACGAGCTACAGTGCCGTCTTCAATCACACCATTTGTAACAACAATTCCTTCTGGCCCATCATACAGAAGAAACCCCACTTGTTTGCAATGCACCGGGGTGTAAATAAAATCTTCTTCATGCTCTGACCACGCTGTCACATCTAGCTCTGTAGCGTCTTCCCACACTACATAAACTAGCTTCATTTTTTCATTGCTCGGCTAGCTTTATTTTTAGCAGTGCGTTCACCCCGCTCAGGTAAAGACTTACCAGCCTTGCTAAGTGCAATGGCAATGGCTTGCTTTTGAGGCTTGCCTTTCTTCATTTCTGCTTTAATGTTCTTGCTAATTGCTTTTTGAGATTTACCTTGAGCCATTGGCATATTAAATTCCTTTGTGATAAACAGTTTTACCGTTTTCTTTAACGGCACGAAGAACGTTGCACTTTAAATCTTTTTCATCATACGAAACGTGCACCCAACCACTGTCGGGCACATCGTCTGTGTAAAACTCTAGAATAAGTTGTGTAAACTTAAAGTTGTCGCGGATGTACTCAGCTAACACTTTATTGTCAATGCCTGAGATTTCAATATCTGCTGCCATGCCTAGGCAATGATCACTAACCGGGCTACCTCCCACAGCAGTGTTTACTGCGGGACTCCTATATCCACTTGTAATGGTCACAGGCCCAAACTTATCACGCAATGGTTGTAACACATTAGCAACAAGAATTTGTAAATTATTTTGTACTTTTTCAGAAGGCGTATTGTCAATGTTGCGACGAATGGCAACTTCTGATTTGCATAGTTCTGCTAGAGTAAAGTTTCGGGATAGTTGTGTCATTTTGGAGATTTAGAAAGCATTTCTGTTTTGGCTTGTGAACCAGCAGAGGAACCAAAATAATACGCGATGATGCCTGTCCACGCTGTAGATAAAGAACCAAGCATCATAAGAATAGTAGGGTTGTTGCCGTCTACTTGACCAAACAACAACATACTAAGAATACCAAAGAAACCTATAGTAATTGCACCAGCTAATGCAGGTGGCACAATAGAACGGGTAGCTGCTTGCATTTCACGAGCAGACTTTCTATCATCAACAGCAAGAGCCTCAAAGTTGAGGCCCAATTCATTTTCTTGTCTTTTTAATTCAATCTCAGCAATCTTAACCTGTGCAATTTGCTCAGGTGTCATTTTGTTGCTAGAAATTAAATCGTTTACTTTATCTTCTTCAACACCCACAGCTTTAGCAATGGCAGAAACAGCCAATCCTGCAAGGGGGCCACCTAACGCAGTTGCAATTGTCGGTGCAATTTGTTTTAACCAATCCATGCGTTATCCCCGTGAATTAATAATTGAAACAATGAATACTAGTAACGAAACTGCCACTGTGCCTATAGTTACAAACACTGTAATACCAATAGCCCAATCCATACGTTTTTTGGCTATTTGTTTACGTTTACGCTCCAAGTTACGAGCTTCACGTTCTTTAGCTTGACGAATCTTACTACGTTCAAGAAGAAGTTGTTCCCAAAGGCCAGCCTGTCCATAACCGTAAATTAATAAATGCTTTAATTCTTCTTCAGACTGTCGCAACGTTTCTGCATGCATTACAATCTCTAAAGCCTTACTAGTATCAGATTGACCTTTTTTACCTAAATCATTAGCTGCTTTTTGTACTACATCTTTAGCGTCAAAAAACTTACCAAACTCTCCAATAATGTTGGAAATGTCTTTGCCTAAAGTTTGTGCTTTTTTAATAGTTGCTACAGCCGTTTGTGCTGCTGCAAATGCGGTAGCTGCGGCTGTAATTGGATCCATTACGGCTTGTAGTTAGACCAAAAAGCACTGAAAGCTGCAACTAGTGCAGCAATCCACAATATAGGTTTGGCAACTTTAGCTAAAAATTCTAGTGCAGCAAACGCACCTCGTGCAGCATTAAATGCATCCACAACATCTTGTGTACGCTGATTAATGGCATCTACTTTATGCTCAACTGCAATGAGTCGTGCGTAGATTTCTGCATGAGATACGTCTTCTTGCATACTTACTCTTTAGGCCAGTTCATCTGAAGAGCAGCTAACTCATCTACAGTCGTACAAGCTTTAATTGCTGCTTCATTTGCATCAGATGCAGCACGAATTGCAGCACGAGCAGCTAGTGTAGCGGAATCGCAAGCCTTTACACCTTCCGCAGCACGAGTAATTTTCCAATCGGTAGAAGCAAGTAAACTACCAGCAGTTTGTTTAACTTGGGCAATAGTTTGTGACTTTAGACCAATTTGAACTACTTGTTTATCAGTGTCCACCATGCTGTTCGTAGCAGCATCATAAACCTGCACCATTAAAGGTGATCCGTCTTCTTTTGTAGCAAGTACATCGTCTAAAGCCTTGGGGATGCCCGGTGCCCAATAAAAACGATCATCATGCGGAGCAGCATCAGCTACTTCGGTAATGCCAATAGCAGCGCGTTCTTCAGGGGTTGCAAGGCGCAGCCAATTGGCGGGATACTGGATATCGCCAGCGGTGAACGCCGTATCGGGCGAGAGAGGAGAGCCGTTTAGCAGGAACATGGGTTACCTCGAAAGGGAAAGTTTGAAGGGGTGCTCGGCGAATGCGGCGTAGATGAATGTGCCGCCGTTAGTGTTTCTATTGCCAGTTGATGCGCGAATTTTGAAACCGTTGGAAAGCATATCGATGCCATCCTGCGTGTATTCCTGATCCGGAAGGTTAGGAATCAAGATTTCGCCAGCAAGGTTGTAGGTATTGCGTGCAGCATCAGTGATCATCCAGTTGCCGCTTGTGGAGGAATCGGTGCGCTTCGTCATCACCCACCTCGGCCTAAACCCTGTGAACACAAACGGCCCATCCGCGCTGCCGTTGCCGGTGTAGCTGCCGAAGCGGCTGAAGCCTGCGACCTCGGAGAAGAGGTAGGCGACGCCGTTGGCACCATAGTTGGTCGACGTAAAGCCCGATCCCATTGTGACAACCGTAGACGACGGCGAGGTGTTGTTCCAGACCGTTGCGTTCGCCGCAAACGCGTCCGTTGTGTTGAGCAGCAAATATCCGGTGTTCCCAACCGCCGCATGGTAAACAACCCATGGCTGCGCCCCATTGCTTCTTGACTTCACGATTACCATCTTTGGCGCAACGCCAAGTGAGTGAGCCAGCGTCCAAGGACCAGACGCCGGGAAGGCAAACGTCACGATATCGAAGCCCTGGGTCGCGCCTTCTTTCCACTGCCAGGCGACATAGGATGATCCGTTGGTGTTTGTAACAGCTCCAGTTGCGCTGCCAAGCGAAAAACCGTCTGCATCAAACGATGC